GCCAGATAAAGCAGCAGCCGTAAATCCAGTTCCATCACCAATTAATATTTGTGTGGTTGCAACGGCTTTAGCAGAAACAACACCAGAACTATTAGCATCTCTTACTAAAACTGTATTTGCTGCTTGATTAGCTATCTTTGCTAAAGTTACATTAGCATCTACAATAGAAGCCGTTACTACAGCATTTGATGCTAGTTCGTCTGCACCTACTGCATCATCAGCAAGATGGGCGTTATCAATACTACCATCTGTGTAATGCTCTGAATCAATAGCATCATCAGCTATTTTAGCAGCCGTAATTGCGTCTGCTGCTATCAATCCAGTAGTAATTTGTAAGTTTGCTATATGGGCAGTATCTATACTTCCATCAACGTATTGATCACTATCAATAGAGTTTGCAGCCATCTTACCTACTGTTATTTGTGAATCAGCAATGTGTTCAGTATCTATACTTCCTGCAGCATAATGCTCAGAGTTTACAACATCATCAGCTATCTTAGCCGCTGTGATTGCATCTGCCGCTATTAAACCTGTAGTAATTTGTAAGTTTGCTATGTGAGCCGTGTCTATTGAACCATCTACATATTGGTCACTGTCTACAGAGTTTGCAGACATATGTTCTAAGTCAATGCTTCCTGCAGCATAGTGTTCTGAATTAAGAGTGTCATCTGCAATCTTAGCACCTGTTACAGCATCTGCCGCTATCTTAGCCGTTGTAACATTACCATCTACAATAGAAGCAGTTACTACAGCATCTGCCGCTAACTCATCTGCACCGACTGCATCATCGGCTAGATGTTCATTATCAATACTTGCTGCAGCATAATGTTCTGAATTGATTACGTTATCGCCTATCAATCCTGCTGTAATTGCATCTGCCGCTATCATTCCAGTTTCTACAACACCACTACCAATCGTAACTGCACCAGTGTTTGCAATAGTAACATCACCACTTACGGCTACTTCCTGGTAACTAGTTCCGTCTGCTACTAATATCTTGGCAGAGGTAACATCTGGCATAATTAACTGAGCACCTAATGTTAAATTACCAGTTACACCTAATGTAGTTGCCATATCGACTGCTCCGTCAATATCGACAACATCAAGATTGGTTGTACCATCTACGTCAATATCACCAGATATATCTAAAGATGTTCCAGTTAAAACACCAGTAACACCTAAAGTTCCAGATACAGCTAAATCTTGTGACATTACAATGTCACCATCAGCTTCTATTGTTATAGCATCTGGATCACTTGCTGATCCTATAGTTTCACCATCACCAATAATGATATCACCAGTAACGGTTAAAGAACCTCCAACAGACGCACTATTAGTAATAGGTAAATTGCCACTTGCATCCAGAAACACGGCTTTTTCTGCTGGTTGAGTGCAGAAAATTGTTCTTGTACCATTCTGCCAATTAACGGCAGAATCACTATTACTTGATTGTAAGATAGCAGTTCTAGCTAATACTGTTCCAGATAAAGTATAAGTACCAACACCAATTTCAAAGTCAACACCATCAGTGCAACAATAGTAAGTTGTATTACCATCACCTATAGAAGAAAATGCTTCAAAACCATTTTCTGCTCCTATTAAAGTATAAGAGCTTGTCCCAGATGTAGTAGAGGTTTCTTTTACCCTATCTGCTAAAACTAATGCCATGTATTACGTTCTCTCTCTTGTAGGAAGACCTTTTCTAAATGCGTCATTATTTTCTCTAGCCTCACCTAAATCTTTTAACCTAGACAAACCATCCATAAATCTTTTTTCGTAGGTAGCAATAACATCTTGCTCCCCCTTCATAAAAGTATAAGCGTCAAACAAAGATCCGTAAAGTAGTGTATTTGGAGCATGTAAACTCATCCAAGTTGTTGCGTTGTCTGCTGATATAGATGATACAACTCCTGTTGCTCCACTAGAGCTACCTGTTACTGTCTCTCCAATTGTAAAATCACCACCAGGTATAATAATTGTAAGAGTTGTAGAAGATGGGACAGCACTAATGGTTGTTAATGTACTGCTTGTGCCACCAGTAATAACATCACTTGTAGTAAACGTACCAACTACGTTAGACACAGTAAGTGTGAATGTTGATTGAGAAAGACTAGTTGGTCTGTAGTAATAGTGTAATTCAACATTATAATTTGCTGCAGGTGAAGGTGCTAATAAGAAATGATCTGTGCTAAACATTGCATAATATTTAGGAAGACCTGTTGTAGAAGAATTAGGTGTATATTCTCTTAAAAAGTTAACATCTTTTTGAAGCAAATAAGTTTCTGATCCAGAAGTAGTTATTTGTAATGAAAAAGTTGCTAATAAATCAGTAGGGATTGTTAAATACTGATCTGATGCTGTCATTGTTGACGTAACATTTTTTCTAAAATTTTCTAAATCTACAGTTTCAAATATTCTATCTTCTGCTGCTTTGACAAAATTAGGTATATTTTTTAAAAAAGTTGTTTCTGTATTATCAACATATTCTTGTATGGCAGTTTTTAATTGTGTGTATGTAAAGCTCATTAGTTTGTTATAGTGACTGGTCCAACAGACGAAAAGCCACCACCTCCCTTTTGTGTTAAAGTAGAACTAGTTCCACTAGTAAAAGTATAATTGTTATCATCTGTTTTTGTTATAGTATAACCACTTGCAAGATTTATTACAGATCCAGCTATACCACCAACAGAAATAACATCTCTAAATCTTACAGTATCACTTGATGACCTTCCATGATTTGGTTCATTAACACTAATGGCAGTAGAAGATGCAGTAGTAGAAAAAGCATTAAGAGGCAACATATTAGGAACACTTGTTTCCACTCTACTTGGCCTTGCATTTCTAATTGCTTCTGGGTCTGTTGATACTCTTGGAGGAGTTAAAGAAGGATGCTTTTCTTCGTATTCATCATTTCCTACAAGTGAACCATTCCATTCTTTTCGCATATCTCTTATTCTGTATCTAAACCCAGAACGATCAGATAAACCAAAAGCGTATTTCCCAGATGCAAATGCTCCCATTATCCTACCTTATAGTAACTTAATTGAGGACTTACAGTAAAAGACGACCTGTCTCTATCTTCTCCCATAGCCCTTTCAAATTCTTCTTCATAAACACTTTTTAATAATTGTATCCTATCAGGTGCTTTTTTCATAGCTATATAATAAGCTAAACCAGCAGTCAAACAAGGATAAAATCTAAATGGAACTTCCATTGTATTGATCTGTGTATCGGCATCTTGCATTCTTGTTAAAGCGTCATAATAAATTACATCTGTACTATTTTCTGGTGCAGGCCAAATCTTTAAATTAGGGGTTATTTGCCTATCAAGAAAAAATTGTGTAGGTCTTCCTGTTTGTGTTTTATTCGGGGTTGCCAAATAAGTATCTCTACTTACACGAGTCATACTAAAGTCTGTGCCACTTCTACGAACAACAGCAGAAAGTATATCAATGATATCAGTGCCTAATGAGTATTCTGTATCATCAGCCGTTAAAGCTTGGGTCTTTTGTTGAATAGTCCATTGATTTAGTCCTCTGTTAGACCACTCAGCAAGCATGATATTTAAAGATCGTTTGGCAGTTCTAAGATCATATCCAGTACGAACCTCTAAGCCACATCTTTCAAAGGCTTCTTCAATGTATTCCGCTACGTCAAGTTCAAAATCAGTAGAGCTAGAGGTTGTCATTTATTTATCCCTTTTTAGTTGATTTCTTCTTCTTTTTAGGAAAACCAGCTTTCATGTTTTTATAGGCTTTTGCTGAAATTGTACTGTTTTTCTTAGTACGAGATATGCCTTTTTTCTTTCGTTTATTTATATTAGTCCATAATCCAGGTTTGCTCACTTGTTCTCCTATCTGGCTTCGTGATATAGCCATTAAAGCATTCTTTCAAATATTTTTACTGCAAAAGGGGAAATAAATATTAAAATAGCTAATCCCCAAAGTTTATCTTCAAGTCTTTTTAGTTTATCATTTATTTCACCGTATCTTTTATCACATGATTCTTCATGTTTTTCCAATAACTTTAAAATATCTTTACCTGTCATCTGCACTTCCACCTTTTTCTAGCTTGTCTTAAACGACTATTAGGATCTTTAGCAGCTTTAGGAAATTGTTTCATTTGCCCTGCTGATCTTGCACAATAAGACTTTCTTCTTTTAGCATCTTTGCTTCCAACTTTAGGGCTACCTGTTACAGCAGTCTTTAACTTAGAACCAGGATTATCCCTGCGATATTTAGCCACACCTTTAGCAGTCATTCCAGCACCAGATTTGGTAGGTCTCTTTTGACCACCTCCTATGGTATGACCTTTCATAGTTCCTTTTCTTTTTTTCTTCTCAGCCATTTATACCTCTATGCGAAGAAAAAAGTCATCATATCTATTGTGCCAACAGTATATTTAACAGTAAGACCATTTTCAAATAAAATGCCATTTTCTGGTATAGTTCTATCAATTGTCGTGTTATCAGTTCCTATAGTTCTTGATTTAAACAATACTGTTCCTGATTCTGGTGTACCATCTATAAATTCAATAGTACCAGCAGTTCCACCAGATACAATCGAAAATCCTTTTAAACGAACTCTAAGTCCACCACCAACAGATTGCGCGGCAGAAGCGATAGATCCAACTTCTATATTCCCTGCAAATTGTGCAGAACTTGTTACTGAAGTAACCGTTTTAAAGTATTTAGTTCCATCAACAGCTTCAGCAGAACCAGTAGAAACAATTACTTCTGTAAGAGCATTATCAAAAACATCCGTTCCAACAATGGTGTTTGTTTTAGCATTATCACTTGTTCCTGCTGTAGTTACAGTTAAAATTCTAGCTCCACCAGAAGCAAAAGCTGTATTCGCTAATGTTGCTACTGTATTAGGTCTTGCTGCGGTAACTATAAAATCATCATCTGCCGCAACTTCATCACTTATAAAGGCTGGTTTTACGTCTGAGACTGCTCCCATATTATTCTCCTTAGTAAAGTGGGGGAAATTAATCCCCCATTAATTAAGCTTCGTAGCCCATCAATTCGATGAATAACTTACCTGCTGAGTAATCTGCATCTGTTGCAGCACCAGTTGTTAAGTATAAAAATTCATCTGCGGCTGGAACGGCTGCAAAGAAAACCTTGCTTCCTAATGTTGCATCACCTGCGTTGACTAACAATGTCTCATCTAAGCCACTAATAGCACCATCCTCAACACCAGTACCTTCTGTTGCAGAGTGTATGTTAATATCTGGATCACCACCTGCTGGTGCTTCAAAACATTCCATGCTACCTGTTAATATTGTACCATTTCTTGCGGCAGTTATTTGACCAATGTGACAAACTAAAGCAGTTCCGTTAACACCAATGATATCAGCTCCACCAGTTGATCTTAAACCAGTTAAGTCTATTAAAATTCTTGTTGTGATTATACCACCAACTCTTTGAACAGAACTTCTGTAAAGAGTTCCAGAGCCAGTTGTGATACCAGTTCCAGCTTCTACTGCCATTGTGTTTGCATCTAAAGAAGCAAATCCAGCAGTAGATATAGACATTTGAGTTGTTTCTGTTCCAGTACCTGAAGCAGTAGCAATGGATGAGAATCCACCTTCAGAACGTAGAGTTCCTTTAAAAGTTGTAGTAGCCATGTAAGTCTCCTTGTCTTGGCAGTTGTCGAAGTTAATTCTTCGTCAAGGTAATTTAACTATACATAAAAAAAGGGTGACTTACAAGCCACCCTTTTAATAATCGAACAATTGTTCGTTAAGCTGCGCCTGGTGATCCAAACACACAACGAGGATCAGAGAAGCCAAAAGCATAACGCTCTCTAGCTTTATATCTCATATTTCCTGTGTCGAAGTCTGCTTCCATGCTTGTGCTTAATGGTGTTCTTTCAAAATATTTGAAACCATTTGGAGCATCTGTTTTAATGAAAAACGCATCTGTATCTGTTAAGAAATGGTTGATAACGTAACCTTCTGGTAACATTCCCATGTTCTTAACTGCGTTTACATCGTTGTCAGCAGATCCTGATCTTAGAGTTGACTCTAACAAACGCTCGGCAACAAACTGAAGTGCTGGTGGAATGATTAACTTCATACCACGAAGGGCAACAATCATGTTACGCTCGTCAACAAAATTAGAAATGTCAATTAATGCACTTTCTAATGATGTTTCGTTTAAGTCAGCGGCCGCTGATGGTTCATTTGAAAATGTTCCACCACCACCTAACGGATGGTTTGTAGCACAAAGCTCTATTCCATCACCACCAGTAAAGCTGGAGCTAAACGCATTGTTTAGTGTAGCAGCAGCTTTAACTTGCTTAGTGTGTGCCATTGATCTTGCTAGTGCCTTTGTGTATCTAGCACCAAGACGGTCATAGAGATTATCTTCCATTGCTTCCTCTGTTAGAGCGAAAGCTAATGCAACTGTCTCCATTGTATAT